AGTCTAACCCGAACATTCTGTTCATTAAGCAGTAATCACTATGCCTGAATTTCTTTATTCTTCGATTTTCGGCGAACTGACTAAGAATGTTCAGATTCGCTTCGATGCTGCCTCTGAGCTGAACAAAAAGCTCTTTGACAACATCATCTTTGAGCGTTTCCTTGATTGGGATGTTCCTACCGTTGGTCTCGACTTCGAGGAACTGATTGGTCAGTATAACATCACCGTAGCCGCTCCTACCATCGGAACGGATGCTAAGGAGGCTATCCTCGGAACTGAGGGCTTGGAAACTCTGAAAGAGACCATCCTGAACCATGCCATCACTCTCCCGATGACGGTCAAGGATTATCGTAAGGTGCTGCAAATCCTCGATTCCAAGTCTCTGCCCGACAAGGTAAAGACTCAGCAGCTCATCAAGCTCATGTGGGGCGATGTTGAGACGGTCGTTAAGTCTGTTCTCGGCAAGCTCGACCTCATCTTCTGTGGCGCACTCTCCAATGAGGGCAAGTTCACTCTCGATGAGACTACCAACCCTGAGGGCGGTGCTCGTGGCTTGATTAACTTCAATCAGCCTGCCGACAATATCGCTTCGGCTACGACCGCATGGACGGATGCCAACATTGATACGGTGGACTGCTTCGAGGATATTCAAGGCATCATCGATGCAGCTCAGGATAAGGTGACTTTCTCCAAGGTTCTTTGCGCTCCTGCACTTATCTCGTATATGTGCCGTAGCAAGAAGATGCACCAAATGATTCACGGCACGGACAAATCTTCTAAGATTGTTCAGCTGAAAGACATCAATGCGTACATGGAGGAAAACTCTTTCCCGACATTTGAGCCTATCCGCCGTCAGGTTCGCATTCAGAACGGCACTCAGCGCACTCCTTACAATCCTTGGAATCAGAAGAACATGGTCTTCATTCCTGAGGGCAAGCTTGGCATCGTCAAGAACGCTTGGGCTAACAACGAGTTGAAGCCTGAGGCAGGAGTTGCTTACTCTAACTATGGAAGAATCCGAGTATCTCAGTGGGGCGTTGGCGAGACTCAGGGCAGCAATGGCGTTGAGTTCACCAAGGCAGAGGTTCTCGCACTTCCTGTTATCACAGAGATGAATGGTATCTACACCCTCAAAACTCAGAACTAATCGATGAAGAATTCAGTCGCATTGAGGAATCTGTGTAACGCTATCGCCAACACATTCTATCCCGATAACGCAGCCATCGACATTGCTCTGTTCAACGAGGGTATCGAAGCAGAGGCAGAGGCTACTCCGAAAGATGAAAAACTCTTTCGGATAGCCGTGTCTCTTGTGATGGGATATGTAGAGAGCAGCCGTTCTGAGAATGGCGTTTCTACTTCTGTCATGCCTGATGCAGTCGAAAAGAGCATCCGTTATTGGTGCAATATCTATGGTCTCGATGCTGACGAAATTCTGAGCGATTATCTCCGAGTTATGGAGGATGGCTCTAAACTATGGTAGTATGAGGTATAACGGACATCTGAAAGCTCTGATTGTCTCAGAGGGCGAAGATTCGGTCAATGAGTATGGCGAGCCAATATCAGGCGAGCAGGAAAGTTGGGGCGAAGAAATCCCTTGCTCTATCAAGACGAATAGCGATACCCGATTAGGCAAATATGAGGATGGCGAGTTTCGGCAAGCATCATTCCTCATCCTGATTGAGATGTCGGAATTCGATGCAGTCCGCATCAAGTTAGAGCGATTGGGCGAAGACCTCGGCGAGCATCGGGTGATGTCTGTTGAGCCTCTTACGACCGTAGGGAGAATTCAGATAATGGTGTAATATGGCAGTCGTAACTCAGACACATGGCAAATATAAAGGAATCATCGTCAGTAAGACCGATATGCGAAAGCTGAGGTCGGAATTACAGGCGAAGATGAAAGATATTGCCGACCTGATAATAGAGCAGCTCTCTTTCATCGGAGAGGAATGTATCAGGATAGCTCGTAAGAATGGCAGCTATAATGACATCACAGGAAATCTGAGGTCATCCATCGGATATGTGATACTCTATGATGGAAAGCCTGTTCAGCAGGGAGCGAGTAAGCAGTATAGCGGAGAGAAAGGCAATGGAGAGCAGGGTGCACCTGCTGCCGAAGCTCTACTTCAAAAGCTGCAAGCGAAATTCCCCTGGGGCATCGTCCTCATCGTCTGTGCAGGAATGAACTATGCGGCTTATGTCGAGAATGTTCACCATAAAGATGTACTCACTTCCGCAGAGCTGAAAGCGGAGAGTTTGATGAAGCAACTATTAAACGGAATCATTACATCGAAATGATAAAGAGTGAAAAACAGATTGAACGAGACTTCTTTTCTTTCGTCAGTCAGAGCGTTCTCGGTCAGGGTATCAGGGGGAAGGTCTATCGTCCTGAGATGCGTCCTGCCAATGCTAAGACTGAGGATTTGATTGTGAAGTTCCTCGCAGGTCTCGATGAGCAGATACAGAGCGGAGTCGTTCTCCTGAATATCTATGTGCCTGATGTGCCATTCGGCAAGGATGGGCGCAAGGTAGAGGATTTGAGCCGTGTAGAAGCTCTCGAAACGCTCATTCAGCAGTTCATCGATGAGAATGATGATACCGAGTATTGGATGCAGACAGATACCTCTCCTACCTCCATGAAGATAGAGGGAATAGAGCAGCATCTCATCACTGCAAGAATTAAGTTTAATCGTTTAGCACAATAAGATTATGAGCAAGATTATCATGTCATGGTCGAAGTGTAAGATTGAGGTCGGCAAGACAGGCGCAGATGATGCGATGGCTGCTGAACTGACCGACATCGGCGTTATCAACGACAAATCGACCACAATGTCCGCAGAAGATGGCGAGACATTGACCGCAACTGCCACAGGCGGCGTAGTAGTCGCAGAGGAAGAGGGCGAGCCTGTAATCTCCATCACGACCCGAGTAAAGGAAATGTCCTTTGCGGTCGAGACCCTGTTCACAGGCGCAGTCGCTTCCAATGATGAGCTGACCGTCAAGACGAATATCGTTTCTGATGATTTCTCAATGAAGCTCACTCCGAAGAATATCGGAGCGGTCGGCATCAAGGCTCGCCGTACTCATGTATCGTTCCGTCCTGGCTCGTCTGAGGAAGAGGGTCAGTATGTGGACTTGACTTTCAAGATTCTCGCTTGCGAGGATGGTGAGCTTTACAAGAAGTTCAAGGTCAAGGCTGCCGATTGGGCGACCCAATAACGGCACATCCTAATGGCGAGTGGAATAGACACCCTTTGGCAGTTTGGTAGGAGAAAACTGCCTTCATCGCAGGATAGAGCAGTTGGCAGCTCGCAAGTCTCATTGGCTTGAAGTCGGCGGTTCGAGTCCGTCTCCTGCAACTAAACTCAGTTTTTCATTATGGCACAACGTACAATAGAGCAGATGGTCGCTTCTGCTATTCTCGAAAAGGCGACTGATAAGATTGAGCTTGGCGGTGTGGTCTACCCTATTGCAGACCCATCTATTGCCACGCTCATTCTCGTTTCTGAGCTTATCTCTACTCTCCCTGTGGTAGATAAGGAGATTCCGAAAGAATTGCGAGTTTACTCAGCTCTCCATTACGCAAAAGATTATAGCGCAATCGGAGATATATGCGCAATTCTCATCCTCGGAGCAAAGAACCTCAGAGAAGAAAAAGAAATCATCGAAGAAAAGCGCATTCTCGGCTTGTTTCCCTGCAAGAAAAAGGTCAAGGTGTTAGTTGATAAGCAAGCAGAATTATCGAGGCTCATACTCGATAATATCAAGCCATCGACCATCTTTGATTTAATCATTCAGAGATTGCAAGATATGGAGATAGGGCATTTTTTCTCCATTACCACTTCCCTGTCAGAGGCAAACATTCTGAAACCGACAAAGGAAGTGGTGCACTAAATGATAGCATTTGGGCGACCGTTCTCGGTATTGCAAAACTATTCGGAATGACCGACAAACAGGCTCTCTATGACATCAGTTATAAGAATGCCGTAATGTATAGCCGTGCGATGCCGATGCCTAATGACAAATCAGATAGCGACAAGCCTCTATATGATGATTCTCTCGATGCAAACAATCCTGATAATTTCAATAAGTTCAACAATTTTGAAGAAGAAGAAATCGTAAGAATATGAACGTAGATGACGGTACTTTGAGTTTTGGCACTGCCATTGATATGGGCGGTTTCGATGAGGGCATGAACCACATCGAGGGCAAGGTTTCTGAGATAGGAGAAAAGGCAGAGGCTGAGAGTTCGAGAATATCTGAACTCTTAACCAATATCCCTGATGTCAATATCGATGTCATTACAAATGCCTCAGAATCTCTCGCCGTCATTCAGCAAGGTTTCGATGAGATTGATAGGGTTGTCGATACCAATAAGGCAGCAATCAGAGACCTCGAAAAGGAATATGCTACCCTATCCGATAAGATTAAGACTGCATCCCGAAAGGGCGATTCAGGAGAGGTCAAGCGACTCAAAGAGGAAAAGCGAGCTATTCAGGAGAATATCGCAATCCGAAAGAAAGTTAATGAGGAAGCTGTCAAGACTGCCGAGGCTCTCGCTGCAACAGAGAGGCAGTTGAAGAAAGAGGCTGAGGAAGCTGCAAAGAACGCATCGAATCATGAGAATCTGCGTACCAAAATCCGTGAGCTGAAACTTGAACTCGTAGAGATGGAGGCAGCAGGTCAGCGAAATACTGCTAAATACAAGGAAATCCAAGATGAAGTCGGACGATTGACAGATGCTTGGGGTGATGCGACCGCTCAGGCTTCTATCCTTGCGCACGACCAGCGAGGGATGCAGGGTCTTATCTCAGGTCTTTCAGGCGTATCGGGTGCGATGTCAGCAGCTCAGGGCGCAGTCGCTCTCTTTGCAGGAGAAAATGAGGATTTGCAGAATATTATGCTCAAAGTGCAGTCTCTCATGGCTATCACGATGGGATTGCAGCAGCTTCAGGCAACACTCGACAAAGATTCAGCATTCCGTCTTGTTACCCTCAATGGTCTCAAAGAGATTTGGAATAAGCTCATAGGCAATAGTGCTGAGGTGATCGAGGATGAAAATGATGCTCTGAAAGAGAATGCTGCATCTCAGGAACTCGATGCTGCTGCGACTAATACTGATACGGCTGCACAGACCAAGAATAACACATCTACCGTTGCAGGAACGGCAGCACAGGTCGCCAATACCGCTGCAACAAAATCGGCAACCGCAGCAACCGTAGCAGGAACTATCGCAACAAAGGCTGCATCTATCGCTCTGAAAGGATTGAAAGCGGCTCTCATATCAACAGGTATCGGTGCAATCATCGTGCTTGTCGGAGAGTTAGTCGGATGGCTCGTTTCCCTCTTTGATACTATCTCAGAGACAGAGAAACGGCAGGAGGAACTTAATGAGGTGATGGATGAGGGCGCAAAAGCATACGGAAAGGCTCAGGCAGAGATTTCGGGATATATCACCAAGATAGACAAATTCAATGGCTCAAAGAAGCAAGAGAAAGAATTAGTCAAGGAACTTAACTCAAAGTATGGAGAGGCTCTCGGATATTATGATTCCCTCTCTCAATGGAAAGAGGTTCTCGTCACCAAAGGTGAAGCCTATTGTACGATGCTGCTCAAAGAGGCAGAGGCACAGGCTATCCTGAATAAATATACTGAGGCATTCATCGCTCTTGAAGAAGCTCGTAATAAGAAAACGAGCGATTACGGACATTGGTACACCACCAAAGCAGGGGATGAGCAGCGAAAGAAAGAGGCGGTTGCAGATGCTCAGGCAACGGCAGACTATTGGATGCAAGCCTATAAGGATAAGATGGCAGAAGCTCAGAACGTGAAGCTCGATTTCAATATAGGCGGTCATGCCGACCCAAAATCAGGCAATAAGGGCGGTGGAAAGAGTGGCTCAGACTTCGACCCGAAGAAAGCTGCTCTCGAAACTCAGAAAGCCATCGATGACTACAAAGATAAGGTCAAGAAGTATCTCAAAGGAGCGAATGATGAGGTGAATCAGCTCATTATCGATTCTCAGGAGGAAGGTCTTGTCAAGGAACTCAATGTATCTCGGAGTGCTACTCGCAGAAGACTCGAAGATTGGGAAAATCAGCTCAGGCAGCTCGCAGAGCAGAGGAAAGCAATGCTCAAAGCTGTATATATGCAGCAGAAAGGAGCTACTGAGGTCGGTTGGTCTGAATCTGATGCAGGAAAGAAATCTATCGAGCAATACATGAAAGATTTGCTCGCTGATGAGAATATCTCTAAGGAGTATTATCGTGTCCGTCAGCAAATCACAGAGAATGGAGAGAATGAAATCATGCTCATCCGTCAGAAATACGATGATATGCTGATTGAGCAATATGGAACGAATCTGCAAAAGCAGGAACTTCTGTATCGTAAATGGATGAATAAGATGAAATTCCTCCCTGCTGAATATGTCGCAGAGGCATCAAGGCAGATGGATGAAGAATTCGCAAAGTTAAGCTCTGAGAATTTCAAAGACCTCATCAACTGGGATAGTGTCTTTGGCTCTCTCGATAAGCAATCCATCCAATCCCTGCAAATTAACCTCGAAAGAGTGAAAAAGTATTTCGAGGAAAACAAGGCTACGATGGATGGCAAGGAAATCAAGGAATATACCGATGCTATCAAGCAAATGGAGGATGAGATTGCCTCTCGTAATCCCTTTGCCGCTATGCACAAATCCATCAAGGATATGTCGGCGGCTAAGACCGAACTCGTAAATGCTCTCAAAGAACTCTCTACCGCTCAAACTGAGTTGAATGCAGCAGAGGAATCGTATAAACTCGCTATGCAGGAGCAGAGAGAGGTCATCGAGGCTATTGATAGAGGTGAACTTGCTCAGGGTTGCCAACAACAAGCGGATGCAGCCGATAATCTGAGACAGGCTACTGAAAGGCTTGCAGCGGCTCAGAAAAAGAATGCACAGGCTGAGAATAGTGTAATCAATTCCCGAAATAATCTCACTCAATCATATAAGAGCTTTGCTCAGAACTTGAAGAATGCAGGAGGCGTGATTAAAGATGTCGGAGGAAAGGCTAAGAATCTCGCTCAAGTATTCTCGGATGACCTTGCAGACGGAATCGGCAAAGGTCTCGACTTCATGGATGATATTTTGGGAGCTGCTACCGATGTCATCAATGCAGTTTCAGATGTCGGAAAGGGTGCTGCAAAAGGAATTGAGGCGACCGTTGATGCAGCAGCTCAGGGTGCAACGGCATCCGCAGCAGCAGGAGCGACAGCTATCTCCACTATCGAGAAAGCCTCTGTCATCCTCGCAGTCATCTCAGCAGCTCTGCAAGTGGCTACCGCTATTGCTAATCTGTTCAATAATGACGATGAAAAGCAAGAGGAAATCGAGCGTTTGCAGGAACGTATAGACCAGCTCCAATGGGAACTCGATAATCAGGATGCAGTCAGATTGCAGAATAATATCGGAGATGCGGTTGCAAGAGTCCGTGATGTCTATAAAGAGACCTATGAGGAAGTTCTGAGACTGCATCGTGAAGAAATGAGGGATGCCAATATATTCAAGATCATCCGAATGTTTCAGGTCACTCAGAACGAGGCTTATCTGAAATCTATCGAGAAGATTGCTGATGCTTATGCTAAGGCTGATTATACGGCTAATAAGTTCCTCGGAGAGGATAAGTATAAGAATGCCCGAAAGCAGCTCGAAAATCTCGCAGAGCAGCAACTACTCCTGCAAAAGCAGATTGATGCTGAGAACGATAAGAAAAAGACCGACCACGGCAAAATAGATGATTGGAAGCGAGAGATACAGGAACTCGCAAACGAGATGGCTGACCTTATCAATGAGCTTATGGATGATATTATAGGCTCAACCGCAGAGGATTTGGCTCAGACATTAGGAGATGCTTTCTTTGATGCAGTCGCTCAGGGAGAGGATGCAATGGAGGCATGGCATCAAAAGGTCAATGAGATAGTCAGAGATATTCTGAAAAGAATGATGATTACTCAGATACTCGAACCTGAGATAGGCAAAATCTTCGATAAATATAGGAAAATATGGTTTAATGAGAGAGGCGAATTCAACGGTATCGATACCATCAAGAATTCTGCTAACGGATTTGCTGCCGATTTGAATGCAGCAAGCACTAAATTACAAGAAATATGGGACGGTCTCGATGAAGGACTGCAAGGATTCTTTGAAGATACCGCAGAGAGGCAGGGCGAGAACAGAGGTATAGCGACCGCATCTCAGGATAGTGTCGATGAGAATAATGCTCGCCTCACGACCATTCAGGGGCATACCTATTCACTCGTGCAGGGAGTGACCGAACTCAATGCTACGAGTAATCAGATTCTCGCTCGTGTGACAGGCATCGAGCGAAATACCGATGAGACAAATAATAAGCTCGATAATATGAATACTCGTATCAAGCGCATCGAGGATAGCGTGGACGATATTCAGCGAGCAGGAATCAAGATTAAAGTGTAAAGCGATGAAAGAGATTAAAGAAGCACAAGAGAAATGGAAAGCTGCCAAAAAAGCAGCTCAGAACCGATGCGAGAAGTCTCATAATTATGAGATGGCTCGTAAGCTCGGAGCGTGTCAGATGTTCACAGGCGAGGAATCGATGGAGGAAATGATTAACCTCATGTTTTCACCTCAGGGCGCAGAATTCCTCACAGAAAACCATTTCCCCGACATCGCAACATTCCGAAAGTTCAAGAAATATCATCCTGAGCGATTCGGAGTATATATCGATGCAGGGAAAATCACGCTCTCAGATGCTCGAAGAGCTTTCTTGGTAGGTAATACCATTGCAGAGATGAAATACTCTCAAATCGCAGGGAATCGCTTAATTCTGATGTGTGGGGCATCTGCTCATATTGAAGCTTCGGGATATTCCATCGTGAAGATAGAGAAAGATGATGTCTCAAAGGTAGAAATCGTGAAATCTGATTATGCTAAGGTATTGCAATGAGAGAGACAGGAAAATTATTCATTGATGGTCGGGATGCTATGTTCGAATATGGCATCTTTGTTGAGAAGGGCGGCTATAAGGGAGTCGTTCAGATGCCATCTTTCAAAACACTCGATACGACCGAATGGGAGGAATTCGATGGTGTCGAGGTTGATTTGCTCTCTCCTGTTCTCGATACCCGACAATTTCAGATTCAGTTCTGCATCACGAATGTGCGATATGCTGAGGATTTCTTCGATGACCTTGCCACAGGCGCATATCATAATTTCCAATTCACAGAACTCGGAAAGACCTATCGACTGAGGATGGTGTCGAACGGCTCATTCTCATCGTTTATAAAGCTCGGAAAACTCACTCTTACCTTTGCTGACGATTTCCCTGTTGTGCCATCAGGAAATCCGTATCAGCTTGGTAAGAGCGAAGTCCGACAATCGGGATATGAGCTTGACGGAATCGATTTCTCTCAGTTCGGCTCATACATTCTCAGAGGCTCAGATGATAGTATCAGGAAAGCGGCGAATATCCGTGATGCTTTGAAGATAAGCGTGAAATCTATCTCAGGAATCGATTATGATGATGAGGAAGTGCATTTCAAGGCAAAAGATGTCACTCTGAAACTACTCATCGATGCTGAGAATATAACCGAGTTTTGGAGACGATACAATTCTCTCTTTGCCATCCTCATGCAGTCAGAATCTCGCATCCTCTATTTCGCAAATCTCCCTGCTGAATATGACTGCTATTATAAAAGCATGAGCGTCTCTAAATTCGAGATATTGAGAGATGGGAAGATTTGGTGTGAGTTCTCTGTGATTCTGACATTCACCGCATATCGTCCTGAAAGCTCATGGATGCTGCTTGCGACAGAAGATTTCGATTGGGTCATCACAGAAGATGCAGAGAATCCTGCTCGTATCAAGGTTCGTCCGAAATACGGCATTTCCTTACTCGTCACAGAGGATGGAAAATACATCATCACAGAAAGCGATAGCGATAAAATTTATATCAATAATCAAAATTAAAGGAACTATGAGAAAGTATTTGCCAATTAAGATTTTTAGTATTCTCCTCGGATACGGATGGTGGTGGGGAAGCCACTTCTACTTCTTCAAGAAGAAAGCATTTACAATTATTCCGTGTTGGTTGCACCTTCACGATTGCACCTACGAGCACGGCAAGGGCATCGAGAACGGTGATTGCGATAGCTGGAGCAAGAACCGCCAGCTCGAGAAGGAAGAGGATGAAAGGATTTATCAGGAATCAAAAAAAGGACTAAGGCTCTACCACAAGCAATCATATAAGTTATCGGAGAATTAAGCAGACTAAAACCTGCTTATTTTCCATTTATTTACACATTAAGCAAAAAACACCCGAAAATCGGGCTTATTTTTTTCAATAATCAAAATTAAAGCAATATGGCAGACCAAAAGAAAAGAATTTCAGAGTTGCCCGAAAGTCAATCTACACAAGGATTATATACTATCGGTGTGAACTCTCAGAATGAGAGTGTCAAAGTGCCTCTCGGTTCTATCTTGGCAGGGTATGACCAAGCGGCTCAGGATGCAGATCAGGCGAAACAGACCGCAAATGCTGCTCAACAGGCTGCTGCTTCGGCTACTCAGACTGCGAATAGTGCCTCACAAGCTGCCTCGCAATCGCAAGAGGCTGCTGCTTCGGCAGAGGAAACCGCAGGAGATGCAGACGTTAAGGCGACCGATGCTCTTTCTATTGCCAAGAATACATCTACTAAGAGATTCTATGGTATCGTTGATTCTGCTACTATCCTCAATCAGTCAACGACTGCATCGGGCGTGGTGGTTTATGTGAAAAATAGTGGCAAGTTCGCTCTGCGAGTAGATTCAGAAGGCATATTCAAGTACTATTCTAATTGGGATGGTGCAGATGAATATATGGATGGTACTCGTACATATCCTATCGCTGACAAGCTCTATATCTATGATGGTCTTATCTATTCGTGGAATGAAGATGATGAAGCTCTCGAAGTCGTAGGCAATGACCCTGAGGAACTCGCAGAAATTAGGCAATCCATCGATGATGCGAAAGCAGAGTTGCAGGAGGAAATCGATGCTGCTCTGTTCATCAATGTCAATAAGATGTTCAGCACGAGTACCCCGATGTCGCTTGGTACGGCTTTGGGATTGCTCTATGATAATGACGAATTCCGATATTACAAATCTCAGGGTGTTGTCATCACTTTCCTCGGAACGAATGGAAAGATGGAGAGTTGGCAATGGCATGGCAGCGCAAAGATTGATTTCACCGATACTACCACTTGGACGAAATTCGGAGGAACGGCAGCAGTCGGAAACTGCTACAATGTCACGAATGAAGTTCCTTTGCAGAGCGGTTACTATACCTTGCAGAATGCTATCAATGTGACATATTCGAAAGGATTTACCTCAATCGGTATGCAGATAACTTTCGCTATCGCTCGTGGCTCATGGAAGACCTATCAGTATATCGGTGAGGATTCTCAGGAGGCGACCTTCAAGAATATCAATAATTGGCTCGACCTTGCAGGAATGAGTGCAGGAGCAGAGACCCTCATCAATGTCGATGCTCTTTGTGGAGCTTGCACATCTGCTGCATTCTATACCCTCGAATACGCTATTGCTGCCATCCTTGCGCTCTCTACGAGTACAGGAATTGACTATGCAAAGAGCGGTCTCGTCATCACCTATCAGATTGCAGAAAACACATGGGAATGCAAGCAGTTCAAAGGTGTGGTATCAGACTTCGGAGAGCCTTCTTTGTGGCAGGATTTCGGAGGCGGTGGTTCTCAGGTGGAGACCTCAGATGAGCCTGAGGAAGATGGAGAGGATGCTTTCTCCACAGGTGGCGCATATACCCATCTCCCGACAGGAATCAAGCTCGATACTGAGACAGAGGGCATCGTGAAGTTGCAGCTCGAAAACGCAGAGCATGAGGGAATCGGTGATGAGATTCAGTTTGCAGTCGGCTCAGGCGGTGGCGGCGGTGGCGGCACTATCGTTACTATGGCTTTCGAGACCTCGCCTTTCTATGGCAATGCAGGAAGCTCATTCATCCTCCGTGCTGCTGTTCGCTCGGTTACGACCGTAGGACAGACTGAGCAGGAGAATATGATTGCGACCATCGCTCTCATCGATAGAGATACGAATACCACTTTGGAGGTATTCAACTTCAATAAGGCTTCATCTCCATCTATGAGTACCTATGATTTCGTGATGGATGTCACTAAGTATTTCGCAAATGCAGGAGTGCGCCGTTTCAAGTGTCTCATCACGGATGATGCAGGAAATACAGGCTCTCGTAATATCAGTGTGACTGCCGTAGATGTGACCGTGAGCAGCGTTCAGACCCTGCAATACACATCAAGCACGGCTCTCTCTGTCGGAGGAACTGCAAAGAGTATTCCTCTGTTCAAGTTCGCCAACAATGCGAGCGATAAGGGCATCAATGCTATCGTGGAAATCTATATCGATGGCGCATGGCGTGAATTGGGCAATACGATTGTTCAAGATACCTATTCTCATGGCATCTCAATCGACCCGAATAACTGCCTCGGATATACGCTCGCTCATGGCTCATATCCTATTCGTGTTCATGGTGTCGATGTAGCTTCAGGAGTGGTCGGCAATTATCTCTATTCGGGCATCTTCTGTATTGATGATACGAGAAATACTCCGCTCGTGGTCGAGAGTTGGATGAACGATGGCATCTCTCCTGTCGTGAAGCTCTACGAGACTATCACCGTCAATTATGCGGTCTATGACCCGACAAGCAATGCTCCGACTGCAACCGTCTATCTGAATGGAAATGCCGTTCAGAGCCATACCGCATACCGCTCTGCTGCCTATACCTATTCGCATCAGGTTTCAGGAGTGGCATCCGATGGAACATTCTCTCACATCGTCAAAGTTCAATGCGGAAACACCTATGGCGTAGAGGCGACTTTCCTTGTGAGCGGAACGGTCATCGAGGCAGCTCTGAAATCAGGCGCAATCTATGGCTTTGAATTCTCGAACAGAAGTAATGAGGAAACAGACCATTCTATCATCGATAACGGCTTTGAAATCGCCGTGAATGGCTCGAATTGGAGTTCAACAGGCTTTGTATCATTCTTGGGCGAGAAAGCTCTGAGAATCGCAGAAGATGTGACTGCAACGCTCAATCATCAACCATTCAAGCCTACATCTATCGAGAGTAATGGTTTGGGCATTCAGTTCGCTTTCGCTGCAAAGAATCTCGTTGATGACGATGCAATCCTGATGGAGTGCTTCAATGAGGGCGTGGGAGCTGGCTTCTATGTGACAGGAAGGGCGGTCGGCATCTATTGTGCGACAGGTCTTTCAAATCATGCAGAGGAAAGAGCCTATAAGCAGGGAGAGAAAGTCTCTGTTGCTATTGTGGTTGAGCCTGCAATCGAGGGTCTCGGTCAGACTCGTGGCGGTGTGACCTACTATTTCATCAAGCTCTATCTCAATGGTGAGGAAGTGGCAGTTATCGGATATGTCGCAGGTCAGAGTAACCTCATTCAGGAAAAGCCAATCTCATTCAATGGCTCTCAGGGTGATTTCTATCTCTATTATCTGTTGGCATGGGAAGATTACTTCCAATTCGACCAAGCATTCCAAAACTACCTCGTGAAGCTCACCAATACAGAGGATATGGTGCAGGAGTTCAATTTCGAGAATGTCATGGCATCTCAGCAAGTGACCGAACTCGGAATCACCACAACAAAGCTCCGTCCTCAGGCTTCGCATCTCTCAGATAGAGGCATGGCATATATCATCGAATGTCCTTTCAACGGCTCAGACATCGAGGCTCTCGATACGACCGTATCAACGAAAGACCAAATATATGTCACCCTCTACTATATCGACCCTGCAAGACCTTGGACTAACTTTGTGGCTCGTGATGTGGCTCGCAGGAATCAGGGAACGACATCGGCTCAGAGACCTGTGAAGAATCCTCGCTACTATCTCGCTCAGAAGAAAGGTTCGACCTATGATAAGGCTACCAAGACAGGCGGCACTACCATCACTCTGCTCAATCCTGACGAGACAACCGAAGCAGGACGCAGGGCAATCGCTCTCGCTGCTATCAATAAGGTGCAGATTCACGATAATTCCATCCCTGTGGATATTATCACGGTCAAGGTCGATTATTCTGATAGCTCGAATGCGAATGACTGCGGCATCTGCGACATGATGAATGCAACATTCAGGGCATTGGGTCGTAACTATATGACTCCTGCTCAAAGAGCTTTCGATGGTACTTGGACGAAAGGCTCGCTCGTGGTTGATGGTCTCGTGATGAATCACTCAACCGCCAATATCCCTGTGGCAATGTATCGCTCAAAGAGCGACACAGGCAGCAGTCCGTATTTCCATTCAAAGGGAAATTGGAAAGAGGATAAGAAAGAGCAGGTCGCACTCGGTTTCAATGATGTGCCTGGCTATAACAAGGGATGCCTCAATTACGGAGACTTCATCGAGTTCTTCGGAACGGATGGCGAGACTCTCGCTCAGACAAAGAGCCGTTTCCTTGCTACAAGCGGTCTTGATACCTCTGCAACTTATGTCCTCTCGATGTATTGCGGTTCATCTTATAAGGTGATGAAGCATAACGGCACATCATGGATTGAGCAGACAGGCTCGATGGTTCAGAATGCAAACGGCAGATGGACGGTCACAGGCTCTGTTGTCAATCCGACCGATGGATTTGAGCTGCTGAATTATCAGGGCATGGATTGGTTCAAGGGAGTTTCTTCGGTGGCTGACATGATGGCTCCAAGCACCTCATTCTCTAAGTGGGTGCAGGCTCTCATCGATGGAGGCGATATTTCGGTTCAGACCGTTCCTGCATGGACTTATTATTTCGAGTGCTTGGTTGATGATGATAATCTCGCTATCGCCTATGCGCTCGGAAAGAAAGTGCCTTACAATCTCTATCGTTGGATGAAGTTCTGCGATTCATGCGATTATGATAAGCATGAGCAGACAGGTCTCAATCTTTGGAAGACAGACCTCTATAAGTACGCATCGCCTCATTCATGCCTCTCTTACGATGTGTTCACCGACTATTGCGCTGCCGTTGACCAAAGAGCCAAGAACATGCAGCCGATGTGGTTCTTGGAGGATGGTTGTAAGGTCGTGAATGGTGTCTATTATAATGATGCCAATGAGGAAAGCGATTCGACCACAGGAATGCTCGCAATGAGAATGTATCTGAATAAGGTCTATGACTGCGATACTTGCAACGGCAAGGATAATGATGGCGGTCAGACGGTCGATGCAGAGGTTGACCCGAATAAGATGCCTGAGGGCGATTATACCAATCCTTATGCAGGATATAACTCGGTTTTGTTCCGCAATATCTATTTGCAGCAGACCGTCTATATCGATGCACAAGGCACGGAGCTTTCTCTGAGGACTGTTGCTTCTGCTATGCGAAGCTGCACGGCTACCATTGACGGACAGACCTTGCAGCCATTCTCTCCTGAGGGAGCGACTTATTTCTTCCTGACCGCTCGTATCAAGCGTTGGCAGAAGAAAGTTTCGAGCTATGACGGAGAGCGTAAGTATATCGATTTCACATCTACGACTGCCAATAATATCTATTTCTATGCTCTGCAAGGATTGGGCTTGACCTCTCTCCCTGCATTCATCGAAAGAAGATGGCGCATTCGTGATGGCTTCTACGGAACAGGCAATTTCTTTAGTGGCGTTCTCTCAGGTCGTGTCAATGCTCCAAGCGGCGCAAAGATTCGTATCACGGCTGCTAAGACAGGTTATTTCGGCATCGGTAACGATAGCTCAGGCTCAATCTCGGAGAGTGTATATCTCGAAGCAGGACAGAGCCATAACTTCACGAATTTCTCGCACGAGGAAGGAGCTTTGCTCTATATCTATCAGGCAGACAGAATGTCGATGATTGACCTCTCGGAAATCACCCTGTCGAATAACTTTGATTTCTCTGTGATGACTCTCGCTGAGGAAATCTATCTCGGAAAGGTCGGCAAGGTGAATCTCACTATCGGAGCTTATACCCTGCTCACCAATGTCAATCTCGGTGAATTGCCGTTCTTGAAGAAACTCGATATTCGAGGCACTCTCATCACGAACGTAGTATGTAGCGGATGCCCTCGTTTGGAGTCTCTCTATGCTGCGGATTCTCAGCTCGCAAGAGCCGACATCGCAGACGGAGCGAAAATCACCTATATGCAGCTGCCATCGACATACACCTATATCAGATTGCGCTATCTGCCTAATCTGCAACGCTCAGGATTGATTCTCGCAGACAAGAAGAGTATCACGACCCTCATCATTGAGAATTGTGCGAAAATCAGCTCTGTCGATTTACTCAGGGAGCTTGCAGGAACGAGTGGCAATAATCTGAGAGTGGTTCGTGCTACGCCTTACAATGTAAGTTACGATGGCTCAGACCTCACGACCATCTCTACGCTCCATCTGAGCGGTCTTGATGCGAATCTGACGGCTCAGGCAGCTCCTGCCCTTGTTGGTACTTATATGCTCACCAAATATACTGATGATGCGGTTCTTTCTGCATGGCAGAGTGAGTTCGCAGACCTGACTATCCATCAGCCGCAATATACTTTGGTAGAGATGGATGATACTCTGACAGACCCTCAGAATATCACCAATAAGGATAATAACACCACAGGAGATAGCTACGAGCCAAGCGGTCACATCTCGAAGATTCGCTCATTGATGATTCCTGTCACAGGAAAGCTCAATACGACTTCGGGCAGATGGGAAGGAGTGAAGATGAGCGAGAGCGACTATAAGAAGCTCAAAGATGGTTCAGACTTCGACTATTCCGATAATCTCGGCTCAGGCAATGATGCTATGATGCGCATTCCTCATCTGTGGTATAAGGGTATCAATGACTTCAAGAATCAGAAGAAGTATATCGCATGGAGTTCTCTATCCTCTGAGCCTATTTCGAGCGCAAGCCGTATCAATCGAAAGAAGCTCTCACAAATCCTGATGAGAGAGAATACGGCTATCATGGTATCGAATATCACAGAGAATGTCAGCACTCTTGAAAGCTCAGGAGTCATCTCTGAGACTGCGAATCACAATACCTATCAGATTGATGTCGAGGGCATGAAGCAAGTGAGATACCCAGGACTGAACAATGAGGCTATCGGTGCTTGTTTCCTCAATGAGAGCGGTGTCATTATCTCGAAGTATAATATGGCGGTCGCAAATAATCTCTTTGATTTCGTGAATGGAGATTATATCTTCATCAACGTACCATCGGGCGCAAAGACCTTTGTATTCACTTCGCCAAGCGGCATTTCCTCAGACATCGAGGCTATCGCCGTAGATAGCACAGAGATTGAGGCGATTGAGCCTGATTGGGTAGAGAGTGATGAGTGCCTCGGAGCTATCTATCAGGGAAGTATCGATTCTCTGACAAGACTCCGTTCTGTTTCGGGCGTTTCGGTTCGTGTCGGCACAGGAACACAAACCACATCTATTGAATGGCAATATGATGCGGATGGCAATCCTATCAATACTCCGACAGGCTCGATGAACTATACGGCAAAGGATTTCCAAAATCTCGCTCGCCGTAGAGGTGCAGGCTATCAGCTCATCGACTATGAGATGAGTAAGCTGCTCGCAATCCTTTTCTTCTCTCTGTCAGGAACTCGTGATTCTTCAAAGTATTGCGGCTATGGCAAGAGTGCAGGAGGCACGACAGGCTATCTCGATAGCCTCGGAAATACCACTTCAACCAATCTCGGTTCTACGAGCGGACAGGGCAATAAGTGTATGGGCTTTGAGTCTTTCTTCGCTTGCACCTATGAATGGATGGATATGGTAGCCGTGAATGTTCCGTCATTCGTTCAGGCATTCAAGGATAAGATGTCGGACGGCATCGGTACTTATCCTATCGATGCGAAATATCATATCTACGACCCAATCAATGAGACAGAGCGAGTCGTTCAGGCTCTCACCTCTAACTCAGGATATTGTGTCGCTCGTACCAAGCATGGTCGATTCTGTGATATTGTAGCATCGAAGTTTGCGAATGATAATTCAAGATTCGCTACTCACTATGCAGACGGACAATGGTACACAGCCTCTCGTTGCCGTGTCGTTGGTCGGTCGGGTAGCAATGCGTATGCGTATGGCGGTGTCGTGTATGCGTATGCGCATAGTGCGTCATCGTACTCGTATGCGCATTTCGGTTCTCGGCTTGCCTTCAAGACGAGAGAGCTTGCTGAATACTGCGGAAAGCAATTCATCGATATTTGGGAGAAATTTCTATTCTTGAACTGAGACGATATGGCAGGATGGATAAAAATAAGCAGAGAGATTGCAAATCATTGGCTATGGCAGGATGCCGAAAGGCTGAAATGGTGGCTTGATTTGCTCTTTCTCGCCGCTTGGGAAGATAAGCAAGTCCTGCATGATTCTCATCTGTTCGTATTGCGCAGAGGTCAGATAATCGTATCAATATCCTTTCTCTCTGAGAGATGGGGAAAGAGTCATCCGACAATAATAAAGTTCCTGAGACTCTTGGAGGGAGAGGATAT